TTCATCCAAGAGTTAAACTCGGATTCAGTTTCAAAGTCTTTTAAATAGCTTATTTTCCAATTGTTAGAGCTTATAAATACAAAGCTAGTCTCTTTCTTATACATGGCTAGAATGGTAAATCTTGAGGTACTTCGGGAGCATTTTGTCTAGGCATATCCGAATCATAGATAACTTTACCATTACCTAGATAAACCTTCGGAGCTTTCGCATCACGCTCTTCTTTGGTTTGCGATACCCAAATAGAAGCATTGTTTCCGTACTGGTCTGGTGTGTCGTTTAAAGAGATAGTAACGTTTACCGATTCTTCGTTTGTACGTTTGTTCGTGTAGTGAACTAAGCCTTGTAATTTAGACTTGTTAATCTGAGCATTAATTAATTTTCCCATTGTTATTTTGTTAATTGTTGTTTGCGTGTTTTAAAAGCTTGTAATTCTGAATCTGTTAAAGTAGACTTAAACGAGTCGTAAAGAACCGCTAACTCGCCTACGTTAAATACGTTGTTAAGCATATCTAGGCGAAACTTAGGAGATTGAGCAACTGGTACACCTGCTGCATCTGTATCTTTATCGGTCACAATCCCGAGGCAACTCGAAAGAGCATAACGACGAAAGTAGGAAACACCCGCTCCGTAACTCTGATACTCATTCATAGAGCCTAGTTTTACAAGCGGAATAGTAGTAAAGCTTTCTAATGATTCTCCGCTCTCTACGTGGAAAAGAATAGTCTTAATTCCGTTGTCTTGTAGTAGCTGAGTAAAGCAAAGCTTATGCTTTTTAAGTAGCGGATTAATCACGCTAAAGATTTGAGGCAAGTCGGCATAAGTGTAGTTATGTCCTTTTGTATCCTTGTGGATAATCGGGCATTCGTTTTGAAAGTCGGATAGTGCTTTAATTAAGTTTTTCATTTGAGATTATGTTTACAAGTTTAGAATTTGATTTGTGGCACTCGTGAGATATAATATCTCTTGCTTGCCAAAGCTCCGGATTGTATGACCAAGTCATAGTATAGATTCCAGATGAGTCTTCGAATTGTGCTTTTAAGATGCTCATTAGATGTGCTGAATAAAGTAGATAATGTAGTAAGTAATGTAAGCGAACGTGGAGATTAGGATAGCTCCGGCTATGTCGTTCTTGTCGATGTGTTTTAGATGCTCTCTCATTTTGATTATGTTTAGAATTGTTTTGCCTTATTGACACTTCAAAGATACTACTATATTTTAAATAAAAAAATCTTTTTTAAATTTTTTATTAATTATTTCTTTGAAACAAAAATGCCCCTAGACATTATCCAGAGGCATTCAATAAACAATTCTAAACCTAAATGAAAAACTTTATTATGAAAACAAATCCTACAAATCTAAACTATTTTTCCATCTTTAATCATAATGTTAGACACTTTTGTTTTACCTTCTACTATATCTACTAAAGCGAATCCTTGATTGTGTTGTGCAAATGGATAGTATTTAGGCGATAACTGCGTTAAACAACCTGTACTATACGTATGGTAGAACTCTTTAAAACCATTCTTTTTAATGGTGTTAGTCGTTCTATGCACGTGACCTATAATCGTATTACAAAACGTCTTATTAAACGTGCTTTGGGATGGATTCATTCCTCCCGCCATTATCTCATGACCGTGAAGTATAAGTAAGTCTCCTATTTCTACCCCTTGCCAATCAGGTACGTAAATAATATTTAATTTATCTAGTCTAAAGAATTGCTCGAATTGCATTTCATGTAACTGAGCGAACTCTTCGGCTTGTTCGTTAAGGTATCTTTGCCAGCGATTCTCATGGTTACCCATCTTGTAATAGATAGGAATCAAGGGAAATATGTCTCTTATCTTTTGTAAAAAGTTTCTCCCCATGTCAATCTCTCTAGCAAAGTCACGTAAATCCTTTTCCTTCTCGTGTCTTGAGATAGAATAAAAGTCGAATACATCGCCATTAAGAATGAGGCAATCAATACTATTTTCTCTTAGATGCTTGATAGCACAACTTAAAGCTTGTAGTGAGTGATAAGGCACGTGTATATCTGATAAAATACCAACCTTTTTAAAGTTCTCCGTAATACGTAAGCTAGTATATTCCTTGCCTAAGCTCTCTTCGATTCCAAAGTTATCGACCTCATCTAGGTTATATGATTCTATCTTGGTACTTGGTCTAGTTTGTTTCCAGTATTCCGACCTTTTTAATACCGAAATACCCATTCTAGTAATAGCCCTATGAAAATTACTTACATCTTTATACCCGTAATTCTCCCAATTCTCTCGCTCAAAGTCAGCTCTAGTCATGTTAGTAGAGTAGAAGTGCTCTTTAATTGCTTTGACTCTATCGCTATTTAAGTCCATTTAGTCCAAATTTAAGGTATATCCAAGCCACTAAAGCTAAAAACTCTATTAACAATAGAACAACTATCCAAGTAGGAACTCGGTACTTAATAACTTCTTTGTCTCTATACTCAATCCATTTAACATTTGAGTTACGATAGTTATTCTCTATCTCGTTTCTCATGGAGTCTATATCGATTTGAGCTTGAATATTGCCACCTACTGAGCGAATTATAACCTTTCCTTGTGGTAGTACCAATTTACTATAAAAGTTGCTTAGAAGCCCACTAGAGTCGCAAGGGTTTACAATGGTCATAGTGTCGTGAATAGCCTTATACTTTTCTACTATTTTCACGCTTTGTATAGTATCGATTCTAACGAGTTCTTTATACTCGGTTAGTGTCTTGTTACCTTTACAAGATATAAGCGTAACACAACCCAAAAGAATAAGAAATTTGTGCATATTATGAGAAGTAAAGGTTAGCCTCCGCTTGTCTACGTTTAGTAAGCCCTTTTAATACTGAGCCATTAGCTTTATTCCATTTAAGGAACTCATCCGCTATTGTTACATCTTTCGGGTTAGCGTTTACTTTCTTAATTAATGTGGACTTTTGTAATGCTCCCGTACCTAGATTATAAGCAAAAGAAACGAGTGCATCAAATTGGCTTTGAGATATGTCATCACGGCAAAATGAATCAACCGCTTTTTCATAGGTAATTAATGCGTGTTTTAGTATTTCGTCTGCTTGTTGTGGTGTAATTTTTGGGTCTTGTAGTGTAACTTTCTTACCGTTCGGGTAATATGTATTGCCCCACGCAATAGTTTTTATACCCCCAGCGCATACATAAGGAGTAAGGCTCAAGCCTTCAAACTGTTTTATTAGCTCTAGTCCTTTTTGGCTTAACTTCGTTATTTTCATCTAATAGATTTAGTTTGGATTTAAGCGAAGAGTTCTCGCTTTTAAGACTATGTACTTCAGCGGTCAAATGGTCAATCTTCTCAGATAGTTCTTTTACTTTGTCGGTCATATCTTGAGCTAGTTCTCGCCAAATCTTAATAGCTTCGTTTGTATTAGACAACTCCCCCCCTTGTAACTCAATATTCTCTTTTTTGCGTGTGCTAAAGTACGTTGCTAAAGAAGCTACTAAAGCCGTTAAGATATTTGTGAACCAGTCAGGGAGGGAGTTTAACACCGCTTAGTCTTTTTTAAGTTTATGTAAAATTTGAGCCTTTGTTAAAATAGGTAAACCTTCGTTATCCTTAACAAAGCTTTTAAATGTTTCTTGGTCGCTAGTATCTAAGTCTAATACCTCACCTTTGTTTAGTGCTACCGCCCAATCCCAAAACTTTAAGGCATCGCCTTTAGATTGTTGAACTAAAGCATTAGCTACTATTTTCCCAGCGTTAGCATTTTTAATTTCTTTGCCATCTAATTCGGCAAGGTTAAAATTTAAATCAATTTTCATTATTTTGTTGTTTGTTTCACTATAAACGCAAATTGTAATTTTTTGTTTCTAATTAAGCCCACGGCAAAGCGTAAGCCACTATCGGAGGATTTAAAAAGTTCTCTATTTGAGCATCTAAATTAGCCTCGATTGCCTCGGTATCTAGTCCAGCTTCTAGCCAACCTTCGACCATTTCTTTAGTGACATCATCGTAAGGAGTAAAGCTCGCTTCGTGTGGTGCATCTACTGCTAAAGCTCCGTAAGTGTCAGCCGTAAACAAATGTTTTAATGAACTATTTTCGGTTTCAGGGTCTAAAATAGTTTCTATATATAACTTTTGCGCCCTCCAATGAATTGTAGAAATTACTTTGTCCATTCCGTCAATGGAAGGGATAGAGTCTAATTGTGATATTAAGAAATCGAATGTCATATTATTTGTTTTTTAATGTATCTAATTCTGCTTTTAATTCTTTGATTGCTTGCACCATTACTGGAACGATTTTAGAATAATCTACTCCTTGCATTTGCTCGCCATCTTTTATACCAGTTACCGCATAAGGTAAAATCTCAGCTAATTCATGAGCTAAAACTCCATCCATACGATTATCTGAAGACTTCCATTTATAATCATAAACTTTTATTTTGTTTACAATTTCTAAACCATTAATAGATTTTAAATCTTCTTTTAAACGGTAGTCTGAAGTAGTATTATATGAAACAGAAGAACCATTTGTGCTAATAGTTCCAACAGTAGAACTATTATAAGAAAAGTCTACTAAATTACCAGTGGAAGATTTTCTTCCTAAATATGCAGCAGTTCCAGCACTATTTGCAATAAGAGCAACACCAGTAGATGTACCTCGTATTGAAGCTCCTAATACATTATTGAATATAGGGTCATTATATGTACCACCAGTCCATCCTATTAATGCATCCCCCCCGCTAGTAATCCGCATACGTTCGGTATCGTTAGTACCAAACAACAAAGGAGAGTTTGTAATTGAAGCTATGTAAACATCGTTTAGCGTTGAAGCCCTAGCCATCACTACCCCTCTAATAGAGGCACTATTTGCGCTAACAAAGAATTGTCCGTAAGTATTACCAGCTAATTCCATTGTCGTAGCTCCAGAGCCTTGACTAAATGGCGCCGTCGTTCCAATGCCTACGTTGCCAGCGGATGTTAAATTTAATGGATTGCTGTTACCATCATTTGTATAAAATTTTAATCCTCTTCCAGCAGTTCCTACAATTTCTCCTTCACTTGAATTCGAAGATAAACGTAATCCAGCACCCATTGTAACACTACTCGAAAACGTGGCTGCGCCTGAGCTTAAAATCTTAAAAACTGGACTTCCGTAAGTTGTACCTCCATTTGTTGTTGAAGGCGCTAATTCAAAAGCATTTGCCGTACTATTATCTTTGCTTATCTGCCAGTTTACTGCTGTGCCTCCTGTTCCCCCTCTTAATTCTATTGAATTATAATTCCCAGCTGCACCTCCATTTGAAAATATAGCTGATAAACCAGAATTTGTTGTAAAAATAGATGTACCTGAAGTTGAAGCAATAGTAAAAGCATCTAATGCTCCATTATAAATTCTAAATACATTACCAGTATTATATATTTGAAAATCTGTTTGACTGCTTCTTGAACCTATTACTAAAGTTGCATTTGCAGAAGGCTCTAATCTTATTTGATTACTAGATGATACATTACCAGTAAAAGTTCCACTTGTACCGCTTAAAGCTCCCGTAAGTGTGCCTCCCGATAAAGGTAGGTAAGAGGATAATTGAGAAGTTAAGGCAAGAGTTCCAGTTGTAGATGGAAGCGTAAAAGATTGTCCAGAGCCATTAGCCAAACCTGATTGAGCAGTTAATACACCAGTTGCAGTTAATGTACCTACAACAGTTACAGTACCCGTAGCATATAAAGCAGAGCCACCAGTTGCCGTAATAGTAACTGCGTGATAACTTGTATTTGATTGAACAACTGCTATTGCATTATCTGCTGTTGTATTGCTAAAATATCCTGTTTGCCCCCATACCGCTCCACTAAAAACGGCAGTAGTTCCATTTAATGCACCTGTTAAAGTTCCACCTGTTTTAGCTAGATATGTTGATGAAGCTGAACTTGTAGTTAAATAAGTGCTATTATCGTAACTAATAGTTGTTCCCGAAATTTTTACAAAACCAGTTCCAGAAAGTGCTTGTTGTTTAGCGTTAAATGTAGTCCAATCGGTAGAGCTTAAAGCTCCATTTGTACTTGAACTAGCTAAACCTAAAGATAAAACTTGAGTGCTTAAAGAAAGTCCATTTGCAGTTCCAATAGTTACCGCATTATGTAAATCACTTGTAAGTGCTAAAGTTCCACTTGCATTTGGAAGAGTATAAGTTTTTGTAGTATTATTGTAATACTAGCTAATGAAAATTGAGCAGTTCTTAAATTAGCAGAAACCCAATCTACAAATCCAAATACTGAATCATTAGCAAATAAACTTACATAACCATTGCCTGCTATTGTTCTTGAAGCATATTTATATAAGTTTAACACTCCACCTTCTCCTTGACCAACCGCAGTAAAATTACCTGCTTTCAATAAATTAGTTCCTATATCTACAGTTGCAGTTGCACCAGTGTAAGGAACGTAAGTAGAAGCGGCAGTAGATGTACTTAATTTGGCATCTAAGGCAGATTGCAAATCAGTCTGAGAGCTTAAAGTTCCTGTAATTGCTCCCCAAACTGCACTAGAATCCTTTATCTCAATGTAAGCCGAGCCACTCCATCTATAAATTAAATTAGTGTCTAAAACGACATAAATCTTACCCGTTTCTCCTGTTGTAGGAAGTGCTACATAATTAGCAACCTCAACTACATCATCAACGTAAGAAGGTAATTGAGAAGATGGAACTTTTCCACCTACCAAATCAGCTTTTAATCCTAGAGCCGTGTTTAAATCAGTTTGATTTGATAATGTGCCTGTAATCTCGCCCCAGTTGATACCAAAGTTGCCTGTTAATTGATTGATATTAACTTCAACAAGCGTAGGTGTTACATTAAGCGTAATATCCTCTCTGTTGTCAATTATATTAACATCAATCGTTTCATCACTAGCCTGAGAAGTGATTTCAATTAAGTTTGTTGTTTCGGTAACTATGATGTCTATAATATCTTCCATTCTAGCGAGTAACTTCAGGTGTAACGTTAAATCCTCCTTTTACATAAGTCTTTACTTCCCCACTTGACAAAGTAAATTGAATGTCGTAAACGTAATTAAATACTTCAATGTCAATAATCTGAGCATTGATTTTAAAATGTCCGTTTGTTGCATTGGTAATTGTAATGCCTGCTGAAGATACAGATGTCAAGGCCAAAGCAGGAGAAACATCTGAGTATAATTTACGCAACTGCATTTTGATTGTCGCACCAGTTAAGTTGATAGCCGTGCCATTCTTTTTAACTTCAAAAGCTACTTCGTTAAATGTATCGCCTTTTGTATGCGTGAAATTAAGAGCCATTTTCTATTTTATTAAGGTAAACCTTTAGTTTTTTAACGTTCGTGTCTTTAGTGGCATATTTACCCCTAGAGATACCAGCCACCGAAGTCCGCTTGTTTGTCTGGGAACATATCTGCATTGTTGTTCGTGTTATATTCAGGATAAGAAGATTGGTTAAAACTCATGTAATCAATAAATCTACGAGTATAATGCTCAGCAATCGAACGCTCTTTTTCTACTAGGTAATCTACCTCGCTCTTCTCTACGTTTGTGCTATTCTCGCTATTGTGCTTAAAGACTCCTTTATTAGCAATCGTATAAGCTGCAAACGGTAAAAACTCTACCATCGACCAATGGATAACCATAGGTTTAATATACACGTTTAAAAGCATCGTGTAAGAGCTATTTAGGTTAGCATTTACAATGCCATCGTTAATCTTGTTAAATAGCTTAGTTCCTAAATACCCTTGTATATGGGTATCTTGAGCAACCTTAACCCATTGAATAAATTTATCTACGTCTACGTTACCATTAACGGCCGTAAATTTTACGATGTCATCTCTAGACACAAAGAGAGCTTGAGCCATTGTTACTTGTTATTTGGTAAAAATCCTTGATTTGGCATATCGATTGGTTTCGTGTACACCAGTTTACTATTTTTGTTGTAATTCTTGCCATCCTCTTTAGTGTAAGGAGTAGGTAAAACCTCGCCCGCTTTACGTGCTTCCGATGGAGTTATTTTAGTTGCTCCCTTTCTTCTAGGGTCTGTAAAACGCTTATAAGTTTCACGAGTCCAGAAATGGTGACAAGCTCCACCACCCTTATAAAGGAAGATGTCATAAGTGTTAGTGCCTCTTGGGCCCCAACCTGGGTTAGTGCTAGCCTTCTCGCTCATCTTCATAATATCTTCTTTGCGATAGAGCTTATTTACTTGAGTCATTTTCTTGCAAAATTCACGAGATTTTTCGGTAGTTTCTCCGCTATATCTATAACGAGAAATAAAAAGTTTACCATCTTGAGAGCTTGGCAAGTCGGGACGAGCCACACCGGTAGTAACAAACTCCCACATCTTAGACATAAGGCTTTTAGACGATTGATTTAAAGCCTCTAGCTCCGCATCTAAACGCTCTTCGTCTTCGTATGATACCGCACGACTATCTACTAATTCCCACTCGTCTAAATTAAGTTCTTCGCCGTACTCTTCTACGTCCAATTCTTCCAATTGAGAAGACAATTTTACTCCCGTTTCTTCCTCCATTGTAGCCGAATCCATCACGGGGTTTTGGTCGATAAACTCTAAAGGTTGTAAAGTCTTAAAGTAAAGGTTTAAACTAATAGAGTTGTAAGCTAAAATCTTGTCAATAGCATCGATAACCGTTCCTTGCTTAGGACGAATAACCATATTATCAAATAAGATAGAGGCATTCTTTAACTCGTCCGCATTAGAGCTAAATCCATTGTTAGATGGAATACCAAATAACAAACCGGATGTAATAGAGTGTCCTAATAGAATCTTACCTCTAGCCTCCTCGCTTAAATATTGATAATGAGCCGGAGCATCGTTTAAAGGTACGCTATCAATCGTAGTCTTCTTAGTCTCGTCGCTATTGAACGCTACAACTATTTTAGCTCCGTTTGAGCCACTTAATTTGCGCTTAACATCGGAAGCTATTAAACCTTGTTTCTCTTCGTCTGGTACACCATTATTAAAGTTAATAACGCTAGTGGGAGAGAAGCCGTTTTGTACGTCATTAATTAAGTAGTCCGCAATCTCTTCTTCTAAAGTCGCATAAGGCAAAGCACCGATATAATCTACGTTAGAATAATACTTTTGTCCTACGCTATAATCACGTACACAAAGTAACTCTAAAGTCTTATCGCCATAACCAAAAGCCCCAATACGCTTAGGAGGATAGTTCTTTGTGTCGCTCCAATTATCGGAGTAGTAGTAGCCTATAATCTCGCCCTTATCGTTGCACTTCTCGGTACGGATTAATTGAGCTGGTACGTGTTCTACTCTTACTACCGCATTCTTAGCCTTGTTGTAAATTACTTGAAAATATCCTTGACCTAAAAGCTTATAGTCCGTAATTACGCACTTTAATACTTCGGGTCTAAATAACATCTTCATTTGAGCGTATTCATTCGGTTTCTTATTCGAATCCGTTGCATCCAAACCTCTACCATAGATAAGCTTATTAATAGAGTTAATAACCGAGTTATTAGTAGTCGAGTTATTGTATCTATCAATTAGGTATTTAAAGTATTCGTTGTCATCCCCAAAATTAACCCATGCTTCTTTATTAGATTCGATGGATTGAGGCGGTTTATGCGATTCAAAATTGAACACGTGAACGTTACTCATAGAAAATTATATTTTGGTCGTTTTGTACGTACTCGTCTTTATTAACGCTATACGTTCCTATTGTTTGGTTAGTGCAAAATACTTTATCACGAAATATAAGCTCGTCATCTTGCTTAATTACCATCGTGTAAAAATGCCCTTCTTCTAAATTAAGTATTTTAGAAAATGTAAGATAGTACGATACTTGAGTACAAGTAATAGAATACTCTACCTCTACGTTAGTCGTTTCGTTTCTTAAAAATAGCCTATTGCCCGCATTTCTACGAGTAGGTACAAATCGTACCGTTTGTGCCGTTCCTATTTCTTTTAAAACTATCATTATGGTATAAACGTTAATTTATATGTTTTGTTTCTAAAACGAAAAAGGGGAAGACATCTGCTCCCCCAATTTCAAACCTCAAACAACAAAACTATTAAGAACCCGACACGACCGTAAAGCCAGCCGAAGCTAAAGAAGTAGTTAAGAAGTTAGCTGGTACTGGCTCTTGACCTGATAGCACTAAAGTGTATCCTGATAAATCGCCCATCGCTGCACCTGTAACGATTGTACCTCCTGAAACCTCCATACCATGAGCTAAGCCACAATAGAATAAATTTCCGTTGTTATCTTCTACGATAACTTGAGGACGACCGTAAGACAAAAGCTTAATTTGCTTGTGGTCTACAATCGATAATTTTTTTAACGTTAAGTTTAAAGTTTGCTCGAAGAACGTAGTTCCGTTCTCACGAGAAGAAGTAATAGTTTGCTCGAAAGAGCTATTACCTTTTAAGTCGTACTTATATGCACTAGGAGTACCTGTAACCGTAGCAATGGCATCCGTATTAGTAGCATCGTAAGTAACTCCCGTAGCATCGCCCTCGTTAACAAAGTAAACGGCTTTTAGACCACCGTTACTTGTTTTACAAGGCTCAATTCTGCCTAAAGAAATATCACAAGCCATTTTGAATAATTTAAAAAGTTGAAAAATAAGCACCCCGAATTAACGAGGTGCTATTGAAGCTAATTAGTTAGCCGAGTTAGTGATTCCGTAAGTTACGATATCTTCTACCGAACCATATTGAACACCTGCGGTTAAACGCATAACTACACGTACGTTCTCTGAACCGTCTACGTCTGCCATATCGATTACTTTTACTGAAGAAGAATCCATGTCAGCAAGTACACCAGTACCGAAGAATAAGTTCTCTTTTAAAGTAGCAATCGCTGTGTTAGAAGCTAAACCATTAGCTACGAAAATCTTAACACCATCGAAAGAAAGAGAACCATTGTTGTACCATTGAGTTCCCATTGCGTTAGTACCGTTAGCACCTAAACCAGAAGCAGCAAATCCACCCAAAGCACGAACGTAAGCACGAGCGATGTTTTGAGATACGTAGATATGTAAGCCATCTTGTCCGTAAAGTGCTGCAGGGATTGCATCAACAATCTTACCCATTTCAGCAACTACGTTAGAAGCAGTAACCGTTGTACCAGCAACCTCTTGAGCAGTTGGTAATGAAGCATCCGCAGCTAATAATGTAGAGAAACCATTGAACTCGCCAGCGTTAGCAGTAACACCAGTCCAGATGTTTGTTTCGTTCTTAGCAGCAACTTTAGCAGCTACGTGAGCTACCAAGAAGTCAGCGAAAGACTTAGGAAGTACATCGAATGCAGAGTATCCTTGCTCAGCTGATAACCAATCTGAATGAAAATCCTTCTTACATAATTGTAAGTTTACTTGGAATTCTTCAGGTTGTAAAATACGCTCAGTTAAAGTAACTGTAGACGTAGCAGTAAAGTCACAAGAAGCATCTTTTAAGATTGCATCTGTAGACAATTTCTTAACCACTTCTTTGTACTTAATACCAGGTTTAACCGTGATACCACCCGCATCGATAGTTGGAGAAGATAATAAAGCAGCCGAGATAATTTGGTTTTTAAACTCGCCAGCATAAGTTGTAGTAATACTAGTTGTAGTAGCCATTTTTTATTTGTTTGTTAATTATTTTGAAAAGATTTTATTAAATACTGAATCTTCAATCGAAGACACTCTGTTTTTACCAATTTTAAACATTTGCTTAGGAGCGTTTGCTTCAGGATTGTGAGCTAAAGGCTCAGCACCTTCTTCGATAGAAGACATTTCTACCTTTAAAGACTCATTCTCAGCTTTTAAAGCTTCATTTTCTTGCTTGATTAACGAGAACTCTTGACGTAATTTCTCAATCTCAGCGAAGAAAGTCTCTTTAGAAACTGATTCTACGATACGCTTAGCCTTTGGAGCTTCTTGAGCTAATTCTGGAGCTACAACCTCTTCGGGTGCAACTTCAACTTCAACTTCCACTTCTGGAGCTTCAGCTTCTGCTTCTTTAATTTCAGCAATGATACCTTCTACGGCAACTACTAAAATCATTCCGTCTTCTAACTTGTACTCGCCTACTGGCATCGGCACAATACCATCAGCCGTTACAATTCCTACAGAGTAATCTGGCTCAAATGCTTCCGCTTCAATGATAGTGATACCATCTTCCAGCTTCATTTGTGCTAATTTTACTTCCATAGAAAGAACAGCCTTAATCTTGTTTAACTTGTTCTTGTATTCCATATATTTATTAATTTATTTACTATTGTAAGATAGTTTTAGAAGCAGATGAAGCAGCAGCTAAACTAGAGCTATATAATTTTGCTTTAGCAGTAGCCTCTTGCTTTAATGCTACAATATCATTAGGAGGAGTAATACCTAATTCTTTAGATTTAGTTATCATTTGGTCTACCAATCTACCTAAACTATTAGCTAAAGAAATTCCCCCATTAGCAAATTGATTATAATTATCAATAGCTTGCATAGCCTTAATTTTAGCTTGCTTAATTTTACCTTCGCTATCTGCTAATGATTTAGATGCAGCTTTTACATCGTCAGCTAAAGCAAATTCATAAGATTGAGATGCCATTTCTACTTTCTCATTCGAGAACAATTTCTCAAATACTTTTTTTTGTGTGTTCATATTTATCCGTTTTGTCTTGTTATAACTCTTACTTCATTTGTATTTACTACCAATGAGCTTACTTGCTCTACTAATGCTCCGATTCCTTGATTAATTAGCTCGCCCTTGCAACACTCTTTAGAGTAAGTGCCATCTTCGCACAAGCAAGCTCTTGAAGAATCTTGTGGACTTGTCTTTTTATTCGCCATCTTTTAAAATATTTATGATTTGATTAATTAACTCCTCCTCTTGTAGCTCTAATAAGTCTAACTCTTTAAGCTTATTTCTTGACCAGCTAAGAGCGGACTTGCCACCCCATAGTAAATAACTAATGTTACCACAATCGTCTTGAGACTCGGAATTATCGTAGAAGGTTTCAGCTCTTGACAAATAAGAGTACATTCTCTTAATAGTTTCTACCGAGATAGGTTCTCCGTTTGCTAATTGTTGTGCTCTTACCTTACCGGTTTGAGTAGCACACTTATTACCATTCTTCTCGTTTAAATCAATACCTTTTTGAGCGTTGCTTTTAACGTCATCGCCATAGTCCGAGTAAGACTCTAAATTAATCTCGCCACTCATCTCTAGCTTGTCAGCAAAGTACCCCTCGATAGAGAAACCTTTATACTTACCCTCCTTTACTTGCTTCCAAACTTTCTCGTCTTCTATCTTCATAGAAATCATCCAAGTACCCTTTGGTAAACTAAAGCCGTATTGCTTAGACTTATCCATGTCGGGGTTATCGATAATCCAAGACTCAACAACCGTAGCCCCATCGAATTTAGCCTTATGCTCTAGCGTTGCGTTTGATTGATTGCCATTCTTTAAGAATAGTTCACTCGCTTGTTTTACCGTAGCCTCGCTAAAGAATACGTAGAACTCGTCTTTGCCATTCTTACGATAGATTTGCTTATTAGGAATAAGAGCCGCTCCCATAAGGATACGCTTATCAGAATCGACCTCAGCAAATTCTATTTTGTATTCCTTATTTAAAGCGATAAAGTTCTCTTCGATAGCCGGAGAATCCACCAAGCTAACCGCATCAATCCCATCTAAATCTTTCTCGATAACTAATTCGACAATTCTCATAGCCTATAAACGTTTATATATTTTTTTGTTATATTTTCAAATTATCCAAGACTAGCCGAAGTAACAATATTTCTATTAAGAGCTTGTTGAGTCGTTACATCTTGAGCCACTACGTAAGCTCTCATAGGCTCTTGAGGTTTGCCTAGAGTTTGTGCTAATTGATTAACTCCGCTTACTCCTACTACGTTAAATGATGGCGCACTAGAAGCTCCCGAACTAGGTGCTGAGGTGTCAGCTCCGCTACCTGGATTTGTTTTTAAGATATCTTGTACCGATTTAAAACCAATCGCTGCGGTAGTTGCAATATTTGCAAGCTTAATACCAAACTCGAAAGGAGTAGCGGTCTTAGTCGCTAACTCGGCGGTAATACCTTGATAAGTATTAATTAACGCTTGTGCAACCGCAAAGGCTTTACCCTCCGTAGAGTTTTGCTCAAATAAGCTAGACATATTACCTAGCGTTTGGCTTACCATTGCAAGCTTTTGCTTTTGTAATGCTTTCTCTTGAGCGTGAGTCTCTTTATCTATTTTAGCTTTTTCATCCGCACTTAATTGATTTGAAGCTTGAGCTAATTCGTTATACTTTCTTAAAGCCTCTAATCGCATTGATAAAGAGTTTTGCTCATTTGATAGCTCTGCTTGTAAGCGTTCGCTTTGCTTAGTATAGCTATAAGTAGCTATCTCGTCTTCTTTTGATTTAATAGAAGCCTCTAATTCTTGCTTTTTAGCATTAAATTCTTTCTCGGCATCTACTCTAGCTTGAGTTCCAAGCTTATAAGTATTAATATTATTTTGTAATCGCTCTAGTTGAATCTTTTTTTCTTCCTCTAAATTATCTAATTGAGCCTTTAATTTTTTGTCTTCATCTTTTAATAGCTCTGCAGTTGCTTGTTTTTCTGCTATTGCTAAATCAGTTACACCCTCTTTAGCTGTTTTATCTAAATCAATTCTTTCTTTAATTAAAGCATTACGATTAGAGTCTTGCTCTGAGCGTAAACCTTCTATTTGTGCAAGTACACCATCTGCATTAGCTAAAGCATTAATTAAAGCTACTTGATTTTCTATTGAATTATTCTTTTGAACATCTGCTTGAGCTGAAGCTACTTGAGCATCTGCAGCAGCCTTCATAGCTTTTTCCTGTTTATCTAAAACCTCCTTTAGTTTATCGTTGGCTTTTATACGTTCTTCAATAGAAAGTAAATCGTTGTCTCTAATTTGACGAAGCTTCTCGGCTTGTCTATCGTATTGTTCTACTAGACGTGCTTGCTGAGCTGCAGCTAATTGAGCATTGTTTTTTAATTGAACTAATTTCTCTGCAGCATCTAAAACTTTTTTACCATAAGCAGTCAAAGCAGTAGCACCCTTTTTAGCTGCTTCGGTTATTTTATCTGCACTATCTGGAATACCAGTTAAAACATCTACCGATTCTTTACCAGCCTTTTTAACGTTGTCTAGGGCTGCAGCAAAGTTACCGGTAAACAATTCCTTCAAAGCACTACTTAAATAGCCTAGAGTGTCAAGGAATGAGTTAAAACGCTCGATTAAGTTTTCCTTAATTGCATCGCCAAGCTTCTTTAAATTCTCTACCGGATTCTCGAATACGTCCTTAAAAAAAGCAACTATTTTAGGGAAGTTATCAAAGATTAACTTAATTAAATCATTGAATACAATAGACAAGGCTTCTAATGCCGTGTTCATAATGTCTACTACCTTTTGATTTTTAGATAGTACCTCTTTGAACATATTGAATGCCTCCATTACGAGCCCAATACCAAGAGCTTTAACGGCAAGACCCATTCCTTTAAATCCATTCACTAAGCCCTTGATTCCGCCTTCGGCATTCTTCGTAGACTTACCAATATCTTTAATAGCCTCTTCGGTCTCGGCAAATTTTTCGACAAGGTCACTAACCTTTTTTTCAAGGTCTTTGATATTGTTTTTTAATTCTAATTCGACTGTAACTTTTTCCATTGTCTTTTTATTTGCTCAAATGCCATTTTAAACGTACTCGGTATTTCGTATCTTCCTTTAGCTATTTCTATCTCCTCGCTTTGGTTATAATGAGGGAGCATATTTAGCAAGTCTAATATTTGCTTTATCATATCGTTCTAAAGTCTGTTAATAATTCAAATTGAACTTCTCCGCTTGTTAAATTGGTAGTGAATTGATTAATAATGTAACGCTTGTCTCTAATAATTACTCTATCGTTTACCTTTAAATTAGTCAAAAGGCTAATAGGTAGCATAGCTTTTACCTTTACTATCCTAGACTTAATTCCAAAGATATTTTGTAAGTAGTTAGAGTAGTAGTTATTAAATAAAGATTCGTTCTCAATAGCACCCGTGTAAGTAGATTGTTCCGCTCCAAAGTTTAGCGTATAATCTACCGAGCTAATCATGGTGTCTTGTCCAAAAATATTAGCAGTAGTATGGTTAGTAGTAGAAGAACCATCGTTAAAATGATAATTTGAAACGGTTTGAGTAGAGCCAAAATCGTAAAGAATAACCGGCTTAGGTATATAAGGTATAAAGCTAGGCTTTAACGCATATCCTACTTGTAGGTTAGTTCCTGTAAACTTGTTATGAAGTAAAGTCTCAAATGGCAATTCTACGCTATACTCTTCTCCATCGTTTTCTAGCTCGTAATACAAGTCTCCATAAGGTACTTTAGAACGAGACATAAACTCTACGTTTAAGAAAGACTCGGCTTGTTGATATTTAAAGTTTACTTTCTTATAAGGCTTGCTTCTTTCGATGTCTATAACGTCATTAATTATAAATTCTGTTATGTCACGAATTGAGCCACTTGAATACCACCCCTCTAATTGTTCAATTTTGTAAACACCTGGTACATCTGAATAACACGTTAAATTAAACATCTTTAAAATACCACTAAAAAACTCTTCGATTGTCATCTCTGGCATATATTGTGCCAAGTCCATCGTAGTAGTAGTAGTTTGTGTAGTACTTTGAGTAACCGTTAAGTCGCTTACTTTAGTGTAAGTCCCTCCAATTAGTGTGCCAGTCTCATAGTAATACACGGATGTAAACGAAATAGCTGCTTTAGATGCAATGTAAAACGTATAAGCTCCCGAGTCTCCTAAAGGCACTTCTAAGTACATAGGAGTAATCTGAGTTAAATAGCTTTGCGTATTAACTACTACACCATCCTTATACACGTAAAAGAAAAACTCTTGGGCATCTTGTCCAATACTAGGCACACTAAAAGTAATAGTAATGTTAGATTGCGATTGATATTCTGGAGCGGTAGGCTTCACATAATTAAGAGTATCGCTAAATACGTTAAATATTCCTTGAGAGCCTGTAGTAGAAGTATTCGTTTGAAAGTTTAACTTATTAGCAATCGTTTTTAA